CAAAGTAGGTAATTTACAATCTCTTGACTATAAATGTGCAGTGGACAGTCAGCAAAGTGTCCTACGTCCTCAAGCAAAAGAAGATTCTATATCACTTACAGAAGTTAATGTAAGAGAAGACCAAAGATCAGTTTCTGGATATCAAAAATCTGGAGATATGGTAACTTTACCATATACACCACTTTCTTTATTAGGTAATGAATTTGCATCTAAAACTTTAAATCCAAATCCATTTGTTGTTCTACAATATGTTGGTGACGGTGAAGTATCTCCATCTGTTGATCATTGGTATGATCAAAGCGAAGAACCATTAGTTGTAGATACAAACACTGATTTATTCACAATCTTCCTAGCAAAAGATAATGTAAAAGAAAGCTTCTCTAGTCTATTCAATTCATTCGTTGTTAACTGGGTAGGAACATCTACTTCATTCACTGCTATCAATTCATTAGGTGAAGTAAATACACAACAAGCTGTTACATCTGTTGCTAATGCATCTGTTGCAAGTTCTTCTAATATCAGTCCTCAGAATAATGAAATAGGAAAAGGTATTCAAACTAAAACAGTTGGTGAAAGTTTAGTATCTACTTCATTGTCATTTTTTGCAAGAAGTGTTCCTGTAAAATATGTTATCAGAAGAATGAAACCTAATACAAGAATCTATGCATTCTTGGAGGGTAGAAATGTATCACGTTGGGTCAATCCTGATTTAAGATTTACTGGTATTGCTGGCAACTCTTTATCTTCTTTCAATGGAGATATTATTACAGATGAATATGGTAATGCTAGTGGTATTATTTTAGTTCCTGCTGGATTCCCACCATTAGAGAATAGCACATGGACAGGTGATATTAACACAGTTTCTTATGATACATCAGCAGAAGAAGTTAACATTACATCTGGTGTCTTAACATTTAGATTTACTTCTAGCTCAACCAATTTAGAAAAAGAAGTTGTTGATAGTTATGCAGAAGTTAAGTATTATGCTACAGGTATTCTTCCAGAAAATCCAGCAAGTATTGTTTCTACAAAACCAGCTTACTTTAAATCTAATGAAGGTGTTCAGTTAATTGAAAGTAATACTGATAATCCTGTAAGACCGAATCCTCTTGCTCAAACATTTAAGGTAGAGAACTTAGATGGTGGATGTTTTGTAACTGGTGCTGATCTTTACTTTAATAAGAAGAGCTCAAATATTCCAGTCAAAACTTATATTACAAATGTAGATTCAGAAAAACCAGGTAAGAATATTGTTCCTGGTTCAGAAAAAACTTTATCTCCAAATACTTTCCTTAAATGTGCTGCTAGTGGAAACATGTCAGTTATTAAAGGAGAGAATGTAACTGGTGCATCTTCTTCTGCCTCAGGTCCTATTCTTAAAATCTTTGATAAGAATAATGTAGAATTAGTTGCCACTGCATCTGGAAGATATAGTCTTACAAACGAACAGTGTTATACAGTTGTTCTTGGTAACCACAATGGTAAGTCTTTTGTACAGAATGAAGATCTAATTATTCCATCTGTAACTCTTGCTAATGCAACAGATGGCACTACTTTCGTTCTATCAATTGTCAAAGATAGTGGTAAGTTATCCGACATTAGAGTTACAAATCCTGGTCAAAATTATGACAGTGCGATTCTTACTATTGAGAGTCCACAATTACCTGGCGGATCTACTGCAACTGCTACTATCAGTGTATCGGGTGGTAAGATTTACAATACAGAAATTTCTCTAGCTGGTATTGGATATACAGAAGCACCATCTGTTGTTGTTAAAGGTGTAGGAAGTGGTGCTGGTGGGTGTGAAGTTCAAACTTTCTTAGACATTGATACACCAGCAGTTAGAATGGGTGTGGCAATTGACGCAGGTGAAGCAACTAATTCAACTACACCTACACACTTTGCATTTGATTATCCTGTATATCTACAGAATGATACTGAATATGCTCTAGTAGTAGAAACTGATTCTACTGATTATGAACTCTGGGTTTCTAGACTTGGAGAAACTGATATTGCTACAAGTACGGTCATTACCACTCAACCAGGTTTAGGTTCGGTATACCGTTCCCAGAATACCGAAAGCTGGACTGAAGATATTTTTGAAGATCTTAAGTTTACTCTTTACAGAGCAGAATTTAGTATAGACAGACCAGCAGATTTATTACTCAAGAATGAGAGTCTTGGATACGAACTACTTGATGAAAATCCACTTGAGACCAATGCAAGCTCTGGTTCTAACGCTACATCAACACTATTTAAAAATAACAATTCTATTGTCAAGGTTAATCATAGAGATAATGGTTTTGAAGATAGTGGTAAATCTTATGTCTTCTATAGGACTGCACAAGAGATTGGTGGTATCACATCATCTACTTTGAATAGTAATTTGTTCCAAGTTATTAACTCTGGTATTGACATGTATAATATTCAATCTCCTTCCCAAGCTGCTGCTAATGCTGTTGGTGGTGGAGAGTTTGCATATGCATCATTTAACAGAAAATTTGAAACTTTATATCCACAAATTCATTATCTAACATTTACTGGAACTGGATTGGATGTTAGTGTCAAGACTACAAATATTATTCCTGTAGATTCTTCCACTACAAATTATACTTCATATTCACAGACAGAATACGAAAAGACTTTCTTAAATGAACCACATTACTTTACTAATCAAAAAGTTGTAGCTTCTGAGATCAATGAGACACTTAACAACCTAAGTCAATCTTTAACATATAAGATGTCTCTTTCATCTACTTCGTCTCATTTGAGTCCAATAATAGACTTATCAAGTGCTACTGTAAAAACAGTAAGTAATAGAATTGAGAATGCTTCAGGTCCTGAGGATAGATTTGGTAGAAGAGATCAAATTATTGAGTTCTTCCCTGTATACAGATTTGATCTTGCAGGAAATGGTGGAACTGAGATTCAAGAAGATCAAACAATTCAAGGTGCTACATCTAAAACTGTTGGAACTATTGCAAGAGTAGATGGATCTACTGTCTTTGTAAGAATCAAGACTTCACAATTCTTCCAGAAAGGAGAGACAGTTACTTTATCTAACCAGACAAGTTTGACTTCAGTAACAGTAGATTCTAATCCATCACAAGTTCTATTCACTATTGAAGAAGCTGCTACCATTGTAGCTCGTAATCCAAATGTATTGACTCAAACTTATGACAATAAGATTACTGGTAGAGTAGTAGTTTGGAACAGTTTAACTCAAGAATTAACTTTGAGAAATGACATCCAACCAATTAATGATAATTACACAGATAGATTAATTGATAACACTGTTTACAACAGAAATGCTGATATTAGTTTACAGATTGCTGACATTTTCCGTGTAGGAGATTTTGTTAAATATCCTAATCAACAAGAGTCAGAGAATTCATATCTTGAGGTTGGAAAAATCTCATATGCAAATGGTATTGACTTTGTAGAAGAGAACACTTCTAAAAATAGTTCTTCTGCTGCTAAGTATGTTACTAAAGAAGTTGTTATCAACAACCCAGCTACATCTATCAATGTACATCTAATGGCAAATGTTAAAGACATTGCAAACATTGAAGTTCTTTACAAGTTCAAGAAAGCATCTAGTCAAGAAAATTTTGAAGATATTGATTGGGTATACTTTAATGACAATGGACAACCAGATGTACTTGAAATTGCTACTAGTGAAAACAGTATCTCTAGTGTTGTAGAGAAACAATCTTCGTATCAAGATTTAAAATATAGTGTATCTAATTTAGAAGAGTTTTCTTCTTTTGCAATCAAAATTGTGATGCGTGGAGTAGATCCAGCATTCGTTCCTAAGATTCAAGATATAAGAGCTGTAGCATCTTTCTAATTTCCGCATATGGATTATATTAAAGTAAGTGGACATGATGGTCTTGTAAGAGACCAAAACACTGGTGCCATCATCAATTTGGACGATTCTGCTATTGAGGCAAGACGTAAATCAAAACACCTAGGTTCCGCGTTGGATGACATAAATATGTTGAAGAATGAAATCTCTGAGATTAAATCACTACTTAAAGAGTTAGTAAAAAATGCCAGCAATTAATGTCGCAAAGACCGATACCTTTGAGTCTCAAAGGGTAAAAATTAATCAGATCGCGTCAGCGATTTTTAATGTAACAGCAGGTGGTAGTGATCTATCTACTGGTATATTAAAATTAGGTGATGGAACAAAACCAGCACCGTCTTTAGCTTTCAATAATGAACCTTCTCTAGGTTTTTATAGACCAGCTTCCAAGACTATCTCATTTGTTTCGGGAAGTAAAAATATTTTAGATATTGAGGAAACCTCATTAACTTTATACAAAGACGAAATTATAAGAAAAAAATCTATTCCTACTAGTGCTGGAATTAATCTTACTCGTGGTTCTGGATATGAATTTGGAACATTTATAGCTGTACCTCTATTAGGTGGATCTGGTACTGCTGGTGCAGGTACATTCTTTGTAGATCATTTTAGAGGAACAGAAGGTTCTGGTGCTGGATATCAAGCAGGGTCATTTACAGGTGTTCCTTTACAAGGTGGTAGTGGAAGTGGTGCAACAGTAGACTTTAATGTTACTGGATTAGAAGTTACTGTTACTGATGGTGGTTCAGGTTATACTGACGGTTTCTATTCTGGTGTAGCTGCTTCTAATGTTAGTGGATCTGGAAATGGATCTGGTGCTACTCTTATTGTTGAGGTTACTGGTGGTGAAGTTACTAACGTTTCTGTTGCAGGTAATGGTAATAACCAGTATGAGGCAAACGATGTTATAACAGTTGCTGACGCTCTTCTTGGTGGAGGTGGTGGTAGTGGTCTTGAAGTGACTGTTGATTCAGACGCAGGACTTTTAACTTTTGCATCTATCAGTAAAGAAACAGGATATACAGCTGGTAATGTTTTAACTTTACCAGTATCAGTAGTAAAAAGTAATGTTAATATTGGTGGTACACATATTTCTACTGGATGTACTTTAACTTCTGGTAGCACAACAGTTACTCTAGGTGCATCTACTAACGAAGTTATACCTGGCATGATTCTAGCAGTAGACCAAGGTGGATCTGTAGGAGGATTCGCAGGAGGAGCTACTGTTACTGTTGTTAGTATTACAAATGGAACTACTATAGAGGTAGATACTGCAGCAAACGCTAGTGGAGCAGCAAATATTACGTTTTCTAGTGCCACACCAACCATCCTTACAATTCCTGGTGGAACAGCAGACTTAGTTGTTGGACATGTTATTACTGGAACAAATACTAACGTTGCAGATGGACTTGAAATTATTAATATTATTGATGCAAACACAGTTGAAATTGATGCTGCATCAACAGCTCCTTACTATCAAGCAAATCTAACATTAACACCTAAGTGGGGTGTTGGATCAGTAGCATTCACTTATACTATTGATGTTGTAGGAGCAGTAGAAACTTTATCAATTACAAATGGTGGTACAGGATATGCTATTGGTGATGTATTAACTGTTGCAGCAACTGATCTTGTTAAACCCATTGAGTACTCAGTTGCTTCTGTAGCTGTACAGCACATAACATTAACAGGAACAGTAGCTTCATCTGTCTTTGTTGTTGGTGAAACATGGGAACTTAGTGAAGGTGGAGGAAGTACATTTGAGGTAGGATTTGTTAAATCTACTGGTGGTAATATTGATTATGTTCTGTTACTTGGATCATCCTTTGCTGATGGTGATACTATTAGAAAAGAAGGAACTACTACAGATTATACTATTAATGTTGCTAGATCACCAGAAGGAAAGTTTTACTACGGTCTTGTAGGAAGCACACCATCTTATGCACCAGATGTTACATTCTACGTTGGAGAGAGATATAGATTCCTTCTTGATCCATCAATGTCTAGTCATAATCTCAAGTTTAGTACATTCCCAGATGGAATATGGACTGAGATTGGAGCTATATCTACATCAGTTACCGCTGGAACTGATACTATTAACGTAACAAGCACTACTGGCATTCAAGTTGGAATGGCGGTAGAAGAAGCAGGAAATGATCCTGGTCAATTAGGAGAGAGAACGTTAGTAACAGAAATTGTAGATGCAACAACAGTTCGTGTATCACCAGCTCCAATTACAACTGGTATCATCAGTATTAAATTTAACGGAACAGAATATACAACTGGTATTACAACAGTTGGTGGTGCTTCTCCGTATGTTGAAATACAAGTTACAGATACTACACCATCCACTCTCTATTTTTATTGTACAAACCACCCTGATATGGCAGGGGAAGATGGTGACGAAGCAACCATCACGGTTGATCCAACTAACCCAAGAGTATTTGGTAGTGGATTTGCAGCTGAACTTACAGACGTTGATGTAACAGATGTAATTGAACTTGACGTTGAAACTGGATTAGTTAAATCTAATAGTATTCAGTCATCCTCAGCAACAATTACCAGTGCTAGTGTCACGAGCTCATTAAGTGCCTCTAATATTTCTGGTAATACAATTTCATTAGCTACTATAAATGCTGCAGCTGCATTGGATGTTGTGGCAGCATCAGGTATTAATTTAACTGCTGACGTAACACTTGGAGATTATGCTACTGTTGGCAAGACTACTGGTAATATTACAACCACTGGTGAAATTAAGTCAACAACTCTCTTTAATTCAAATGATGCGTTACAGATTGAAAATGCTACTCTTGAATCCATTAATAACTACGACTTAGAGTTTACACCTTTTGCAGGAAGAATTGCAAAGGTAAACACAAACACAGCGTTTGTACTTCCAGTTGGTACTTCTGGTGAAAGACCTACTGGTTTAGCAGTAGATGGATCTATTAGATTCAATAGTACCACGAATCAGTATGAAGGATATAGCACTAACTCTGCATCATGGTCATCTCTTGGTGGTGTTCGTGACCTAGATGGCAACACATACATTCTAGCTGAATTAACTGTAGGTGCTAACGATAACACACTACACTTTGTTAATGACAATACTGTTACTCAAAGATTTACTCCTTTCTGGCATGAGTATGTAAATGTTAAACAAGTTAGATCTGTAAATACAACCGCACCAACATACACAGAATTTATTGCTAACGCACCTGTTAGCGAAGGAGATTATGTAAAGTGGAGAAATAATATTTACGTTGTTCCTAATGGAGGAGCAGGAACTACTGCTACAAGTGGTGCTGAACCTACACACACAACAGGAACTCAATCAAATGGAACAGCACAACTAGAGTGGTTTGCATCTGCAGTTGCTCCACTTACATTTGAAGAAATTGAAGAGTTTAGAATCTCACCATTAGGATTTACACCTCTTGTTATCAATAATGATTTGAGATTATCTGGTAATACTATATCTACAGATATTAGTGATCTTGTTATACAACCTAACTCTGGTAAGAGAGTAGATGTTAGCTGTAATACTACTCTAACAGTTCCAGTTGGAGCTGATGCAGATAGAGGATCTGCGATCCAAGGTGGTATCAGATTTAGTACCACTGCTGGACAGTTTGAAGGTTATGATGGAACTAACTGGGGTTCTCTTGGTGGTGTTAAAGACGTTGATCAGAATACTTATATTATTCCTGAGACTTCACCTGGCGCAAATGAGAACATCTTGTATTTCTACAACGATGGTAACAACACAGCTCAATTAACTACCAGCGCACTAGATTTTTATTCTGTAGATACAATCAGATCAATGACATCTGATGAATTGGAAGTAACTGCAGAACTAATCACATTTGATGGTGCTAATACCACTTTAGATAATACTTCTACTACAACCACATTCTTACATTCTGCAAAACAATACTTTGATCTAGGTCTTTCTTCTGGTTTATATGTTGAACCAGTATTGAGACTTGACAATCAAGGTGACGTATACTTTAACACTACATTTGGAACAGGATCATTTACAGGAGTAAAAGTTTTTGATGGAGATCTTACAGAATTTGAACTTCAAGATACTACAACTAGAACAGTTGATTTAACTTTAACAAAAGGAACGACAAATACTGGAGGTGAGATAATTTACACACCAGCTGTTGAGATTGGATCAAAAACAGTAGTTACTGCACATAACCCAACAACAGGTGAAAAAGAATATATTGAGTTTGGTGTTATAGATAATGGAACAGATGTTTTCCATACAGAGTATGGTAATGTCAGAACTGGTCA